TACATGGACGACGGGGAGCTTCAATCCCTGGCTTCTGAGCTTGTTTCCCTCGTAGATGCGGACATCAACAGTCGCAAAGACTGGACAGATATGTTTGTCAAGGGTCTAGAAGTCCTTGGCATGAAATATGAGGAGCGTACTGAGCCTTGGAACGGGGCTTGCGGGGTGTATTCACCGCTTTTGACTGAAGCCGCGATCCGTTTTCAGTCGGAGATGATCACTGAGACCTTCCCTGCTCAAGGCCCGGTGAAAACTCAAATTATCGGGGCGATTGACCGGCTGAAAGAAGAGGCAGCAGAGCGAGTTCGTGACGACATGAACTACATGCTGACCGAGCGGATGATTGATTACAGGTCCGAACATGAGCGGATGCTGTACTCCCTTGGCCTTGCTGGGTCGGCGTTCAAGAAGATCTACCCAAATCCCAGTACGGAACTACCTGCGGCCCCGTTTGTCCCGGCTGAAGACCTGATCATGCCTTACGGGGCGTCAAACGTATATACAGCCGAGCGTGTGACTCATGTCATGCGCAAGACTGAGAACGAGATCAAGAAACTACAGGTAGCAGAGTTCTACAGGGACGTAGAACTGGGTAAACCTGTCAGGTTCTTCACTGACATTGAGAAGAAAAAGGCCGAGGAGCAAGGGTATACCCTTACAGATGATGATCGGTATCAGGTATTGGAGATCCACGTAGACTGGGACATGCCGGGGTACGAAGATGAAGTTCCTTTGCCGTATGTGGTCACGGTTGAGCGGGGTACTCAGACGGTTCTTGCGATCCGCAGGAACTGGGAAGAAGACGACAAAAAGAAACTCAAGCGACAGCACTTCGTCCAGTACACGTACATTCCTGGATTCGGGGCTTACGGTCTCGGTTATATCCATTTGATCGGTGGATACGCCCGTGCTGGTACTTCCATCATCCGTCAGTTGGTGGATGCCGGAACCCTGTCAAATTTGCCGGGTGGTTTGAAGTCCAGAGGACTTCGGATCAAGGGAGACGACACGCCTATTGCTCCGGGCGAGTTCAGGGATGTGGACATTCCTTCGGGAAGTGTGCGTGACAACATCATGCCGCTTCCTTATAAGGAACCGAGCCAAGTTCTGGCGGCGTTGCTTCAACAGATCACGGAAGACGGCCGACGCCTTGCGGCTATTGCTGATTTGAAAATCAGCGATATGTCGGCCCAGGCTCCGGTGGGAACCACGCTGGCAATTTTGGAGCGTCAACTCAAGACAATGAGCGCCGTCCAGGCGCGGGTTCACGCCTCGCTTCGGATGGAGTTCAAGCTCCTGAAGGGAATCATTCGGGACTTCCTGCCGAGTGAGTATCCCTACACCCCGGAAGGTGGGGATCGGTCGGTTAAGCAGGCTGACTACGATGTAGTGGAGGTAATTCCTGTCAGCGATCCCAACGCCGCCACGATGGCGCAGCGGATCATGCAGTACCAAGCTGCACTTCAACTGGCTCAGGGTGCCCCACAAATTTACGATCTGCCTCAGCTTCACCGGCAGATGCTGGAAGTTTTGGGTATCAAGAACGCCGACAAACTTGTTGCAATCCCGGAGGATCAGAAGCCTCAAGATCCGGTGACGGAGAACATGAATGTTTTGAGAGGCAAGCCTATCAAGGCGTTTGCTTATCAAGACCATGAGGCTCACCTGATGACGCACCAGTCGTTCATGCAAGATCCAAAGGTTATGTCCACCGTGGGTCAAAACCCGATGGCTCAGGGCATGATGGCCGCACTCATGGCGCACATTGCAGAGCACGCTGCATTTGCATACCGCGCTCAAGTTGAGATGGCGCTGGGTGTACCACTTCCTACGTTGGATACCAACGACGAGGCTCCCATCGCCCCCGAGGATGAAAAAGCCCTGGCTCCGCTGATCGCCGCAGCGGCTCAGAGGACGATGGTGCAGAACCAAGCAATGGCCGCTCAAATGCAAGCTCAACAGCAGGCTCAAGATCCAACGATCCAGATGCAGCAGGCTGAGTTGCAGTTGAAGCAAGCCGAGATGCAGCGCAAGGCACAGAACGACCAGATGGACTTCCAAATTGCTCAGGGCAAGTTGCAGCTTGAGCAGCAACGTCTTGCATTGGAAGCCCAAAAGGGTCAGGGCGAAGATCCCCGGCTGAAGGCTATGAAGGCGCAGCAGGAACTTCAACAGAAGGAACAGATTCACCAACAGAAGATGAGGCAGCAGATGCAGTCCGATGCGATCAAAACTCGGCAGCAGATGATGCGAACGCAACGAAACAAGGAGTAACCAATGGCAACTACTGCGTTTGACGTAGTTATCAAAGAACTGGAAGAGCGCCGCGAGTCCATTGCGCAGGCGCTTATCTCAGGTGCGGCAAAAGACTTTGCCGAGTACAAATACATGACGGGTGAAATCCAGGGTCTTTCACGCGCTCATGCTTTCATAACCGACCTTGTGCGAAAGATGGAAAACGACGATGAGTGAACTACTCCTGAGCGACGGCCAAAACACCACCGTGTTGCCGCAAACCGACGAGGAAAAGGCCCGACAGGTGCCTGATCCGGTGACCTACCACTTGCTCTGCGTTCTGCCCAAAGCGGAGGAAGAGTACGAAAGTGGGCTGCTTAAAGCAGGGCAGACCATGCACTTTGAAGAAGTGCTGAGTCCAGTTCTGTATGTCGCCAAGATGGGACCAGACTGCTACAAAGACCCTCTGCGGTTTCCGTCGGGTCCGTCTTGCAAGGTGGGTGACTTCGTGCTGGTTCGTCCCAATTCTGGTACGCGGCTGAAGATCCACGGCCAAGAATTTCGCATCATCAACGACGATTCGGTTGAAGCGGTTGTGCAAGATCCTCGCGGCATCAAGCGGTCATAAGGAGTAGAACATGACGGAATTCCAATTTCCAGACGAGATCAAGACTGAGAAGAAGGAAGCGCCTGAAGAACTTCAGATTGAAGTCGAAGGCGAAACCGAGATCGAGGTCGTTGACGATACGCCCGAGCAAGACCGCAACCGAGCCCCAATGAAGGAGGCTCCTACGGAAGTAACTGATGACGAACTGTCTCAGTATTCCGAAGGAGTGAAGAAGCGCATCCAGCACTTTTCCAAGGGCTACCACGAGGAGCGTCGAGCCAAAGAGTCCGCGCTGCGTGAGCGGGAAGAAGCAGTGCGTCTGGCTCAATCTCTTGTGGAAGAGAACAAACGCCTTCAAGGTAGTTTGGGCCAGGGTCAACAGGCTTTGCTGGAACAAGCCAAGAAGGTTGTTGCCAACGAGGTAGAACAGGCCAAGGTCAAATACAAGCAGGCATATGAAGCGGGTGACTCAGATGCGCTTGTAGCGGCTCAGGAAGAATTGACTGCTGCCAAAATTAAGGCAGAGCGTGTCAATAACTTCAAACCTGTTGCAAAGCCTGAAGAAACTGTGGTACAACCCGCTCCAAGCCCTGTTGTGCCCAAGGTTGATCAGAAGGCCCGTGCGTGGCAAGAAGCCAATCCGTGGTTTTTGACTAACCGGAAGATGACGGCAGTGGCGATGGAAGTTCACAATGAACTTGTGGAAAGTGGTGTAGATACCAACAGTGACGAGTATTACCAGCGCATCAATCAAGAGGTGCGCCAGATCTTCCCAGATGCGTTCCCCTCTGAGAGGCAGGTAAAAAAGTCGGTTGTTGCTCCCGCCACGCGAAGCACAGCGCCCAGAAAGATCGTGTTGACGCAATCACAAGTTCAAATCGCCAAGCGGCTCGGACTGACGAATGAGCAGTACGCCCGTGCGGTTGCTGAAGAAATGAGGAAACAAAATGGCTGAACGTAACCCCCGTGAATTGGACACCCGAGCAAAGGCTGAAAGGCCGAAGCAGTGGATGATTCCTGATGTGCTTCCTCAAGTAAACGAGGAGCCTGGATACGCCATGCGTTGGATTCGGGTCAGTACCCTCGGGAACGCTGATCCTCGCAATGTTTCCATGAAACTTCAAGAGGGCTGGGAGCCCGTCAAGGCTAGTGATCACCCAGAGACGTATGTTGCGGAGACCGGCGCGGGCCGCTTTCCGGACAGCATTCAGATCGGTGGCCTGATGCTTTGCAAAACACCGAAGGAGTTCGTTGATCAGCGGTCTGCTTTCTTTCAGCGTCAAGCTGATGGGCAGATGGCGTCAGTGGACAACAACTACATGCGCGAGAGCGACCCCCGCATGCCTCTCTTCCGAGAGCGCAAGTCTGAGGTGTCGTTCGGACGCGGTTCTTAATTCAAGGAGTCTCACATGGCCTACCCCTCGGTAGACGCCCCTTACGGGCTAAAGCCGATCAATTTGATCGGTGGGCAGGTGTTTGCGGGTTCTACCCGTTCCCTGCCAATTCAGTACGGCTACGCTACGGACATCTTCTACGGTGACTTCGTGGTGCTTGCTCGTGGTTTCATCACCCGCGCATCGGTTTCGACCGGCACTGGCGCTAACCAGATCACTGGTGTGTTCCTGGGCTGTTCGTACACCGACCCCACGACGAAGCAAAAGCGCTTCTCGCAATACTGGCCCGCTTCTACGCTGGCTGGTGACGCGCAAGCGGTTGTTGTGGACGATCCGGATACGGTCTTCAAGGCTGTGGTCTGCTCGGCTACGACGGCAGTTGCTTCTGGTGCTCTGGCACTGGTGGGCACGAACCTGTCGATGATCAACAACACCGGCAGCGTCAACACTGGCAACTCGGCCAACGCGGTTCTGGCTCCGACTGCTACCCCCGTCACTTCGATCCTCCCGGTTCGTTGCGTCGGTGTGGTGGAAGACACGGCCTTCAGCGTGACGGCCTCGGGTTCTTCGTCTGGTACGACTATTACCCTCACGGGTACGGGTCTGCCTGCGGCGATTCCGGTTGGCACTAACGTGGCGTACGTCGCTTCTAACGGGCAACTGATCCAAACCTCGTCCTTCGTGGCAACGGCGGCTTCTGCTGGCGCGACCTCGGTCACGCTGAACTCAGCCATCGCTGTCCCCGGCAGCGTCGTTGCCATTCCCTCGGCCTCTACCATCGTGTTTACCCAATACCCAGAAATTCTGGTGAAGGCGAACCTGCTGGTGCATGGCTATTACAGCAGCACAACCGCCTAAGGAGTGAATCATGGCAATTTCACGTGCCCAACTACTGAAGGAACTCCTGCCTGGGCTGAATGCTCTGTTCGGCATGGAGTACAAGACCTACGGTGAAGAGCATAAGGAGATCTACGAAACGGAGACCTCCGAGCGCTCGTTTGAAGAAGAGACCAAGCTCGCTGGTTTCTCCGCCGCCCCGGTGAAGAACGAAGGTGCAGCCATCGCGTATGACAATGCGCAGGAAGCCTGGACCGCTCGTTACAACCACGAGACCATCGCTATGGGCTTCTCCATCACCGAAGAGGCGATC